AGGCCTCAACACAGACGTCACAATTAACTTCTGAGCCAAAAATGGAACTGGTTCCCGGCCTCGCCTTCTCACCTCCTTTGGCCACTTGTCCACCAAGTCCAACAATTCGCTATATGCGATCCCGCCTCGGAACTCATTCACAATGACTGTCTCCTGTCCAGTGTACCCATCCCACCAACCACCATCAGTCTTGAATACATAATGAGTAGTAGGGTCAAAGCCTTCGAACGCCTTGTGCGATTTACCTACACCCGTCTCCCCACAATACCAGATGCCTTTGGTCATCTCCGTCCTAAACTTCTTCCTCAAAGCTATATCTTCAGCCTTGTGTAACGTCCTACCATATTGATGGTAAAACACTGGATCTTCCAAGCAAATCTCCTCTGCAGTGACGTTACCCGCAACAACTTCATCAACTGTCCTCTTCAGGTCAGTCCTCAAACCCTGCTGTGGTTTCACGCCCAATTCAATATACTGCTTGCCTTTACTACAATACCTCACATTCTGTAGCAAGCTACCTCGACAACCCTCCACGTGAGAATTACCGAGTTCACTCGCCACCTTCTTTCTAGACGTCCTTTGCACTGGAAAGTACACCCAACCTTGATGGTGAGACCTCCCGGTAGTGGGGCAAACCTCCATCCCATAGGCAATAAACTGCACATCGCAACTCTTCAAGTATTTGTCATAGTCAAAATCCATAGTGTAATTGGTAAAACACCAAAGCCGAAATCCTCCCATGTTTATATCCCAACACATAAAATACCTTACCTTTAAGCGCGTTTAATAATCCGATTTTTTTATCTTTAAGTATACTATACAAAATGCCATATGGCCGACGCACCTACAAGCCTCGTACTTTTTCTCGACGCCCTGCGGCGCGTACTGCGAGAAGCAAGCTTGTTTCTAAGAAGCGTCTATCGTCAACCAACAAACGCACCGTGCGACGTATCGTCTCCCAAGTCGCCGGACAACCCAAGCTGCACTACAGCGAACTCACCTTCAACAATCTCTCCTCCAACCGTGGCTGGGTAGTACCCCCAACGCCACACTTCCTCCACCAGAAGCCCATCTGGGACGACGGTAACAACTTCCCCGTCTCCGCTGAACGACCTGTATGGGTCGCACTCAACCAATTCACCGAAAATGCCTCAAATTTCAAGATGGACCCCCGTCCAGGCTCCGAATCACCTGATGGCAAGAAGGTCTACATGAAATGGATCAATCTACGACTCCGCTACATATGTGGAGACACCCCAACCCTATTTCGCACATTCCTCATAAAGCCCATACTAGGCTCCTTTGATGTCGCCGACTTCAAGAACGCAGACTCTGACTGGATTGACACCACCAAATATCGCATCCTCTCCCAGAAGAAATGGAAGATGTCCGGTCACCCCGGCGAACCCGCGCACCTAGACCAGAACCAAACCGTGTGGTCCAACCACCAAGCTTCTGACGCCGACAAGAACCACGAACCCAACACTGATAACAACGACATGACCGAACACGGAACGCCCGTAGGCACCTCCTTTAAAGTCGTAGACTGGAACATCAAGGTCAATAAAATGATGTACAATGCCCTAGGCCAAGATTCATTCCCCATCCAAAAGGACTTAGTCCTCGTCATCTGCTGTTCAGACCCCTATGATGACGGAACCGGTAACTCCTGGTACACTACCAACGATCACCACCACTGCTCCGTCGAAATCAAAAGACGCATCCAATACTCCGATTTTGAATAATCTTTATTGCAGCCCCCGGCAGGGCGCCTATGGCGGTGAAACTACCACCTCGTGGTGTAGGCCTAATTCAGGTCACTAAACCCTAAACCCTAAACCCTAAACCCTAAACCCTAAACGGCTCTAAGGTCCCAGTATTACCCTTAGAGCACTTCTGAGCCAAAATGATTCTCTAGGCACCCAGGCTTCCTTGCCTTCAATTCTATAACGTCAAAGCGCCTGTACATCTGAGCCAAACTATCGTTGTCCGCTAGGTTATTATACACCTCTTCAGGCCTCAACACAGACGTCACAATTAACTTCTGAGCCAAAAATGGAACTGGTTCCCGGCCTCGCCTTCTCACCTCCTTTGGCCACTTGTCCACCAAGTCCAACAATTCGCTATATGCGATCCC